CAAAAAATCGGTAAATATCTCCGCCAAAATCGACAAAATAATCAGTGTAGCTTGTTGACGGCGATGCAGCTACAAGATATAATCCGTCTATCCTATTTCCTGCAAGGAAATCGCACATAGGTACAATATAATGCTGGTATGAGGCATTGGTTCTGGCAACATAATTCATATATCCTGTTGATCCCGATGAATTGGTAATAATATACTGGCTATTCCAGCACCAAAACAGTACAGGATTTCCATTTGTATCTTTTGTAATGATATGAAATTCTTTTTCACCATGTTTAAATGCAAAGATTTTATCATTTTTCAAAATAACATTGTACGTTGATACTAAGTCGGACTCATCGGCTTTGGTTTTGCTCTCTCCATAATTTTGCTGGATAGTGCTTGAAGTTATGGTAAATCCAAGCGTGCCGTCCGCATTGCAGGGGATAAAATCGCCGTCACTGCCGAAGCCGCAATATTCTGTCAGCTCATCTTTCAGACCGCTTATCGGTTTGGACTGCTCGTTATATTCCGTACCCGTGTAAACAGTGCCGCCGATTAAAACATGACCGCTATCATTGTTATCACTGCCATCTCCCATATTAACAATAGATAACTCATTAGTGATATTGATGTCTCCATCAAAGAACATCGATATTTCATTTATCATAGGATAGTTATTTGCAGACGTGATGTAGAATCTATAAGTCGTGTAGGCAGTGCTATTGTTGACTTCAAATGTCTTGCTGAATACTGTTATGAGTTGTTCAGAGAAAACATAACTGCCCAAATCAACATAAGAAGAGCCATCATTAGACCCTTGCAGAGTAAAGGCTTTTACGCAATCGTCATATTGTGCATGAGCTTTATACATAACGAAACTTTTCAGTACCTTTGCCGTTGGAAATTGTATCTGTAGCCATGTGGGAGTAGTCTTAGTGTTTGCCAACCAGTAACTACTTGTACTCGTTGAGCCGTCAAAAGCATAATACGGATTACATCCTGAACGATAACTCTCTGCCGAGGCTATTATATCGCCATCGTCGGCTGTTATTGTGTCAGCTGTCATACTCATAAAACCATCGGAATATACTCGTGAAATTCCAACATAGTAAGATGTTGATTTAATGACTACTTTTGCTTTAGAAATAGACAAAGCAAGGTCTGCCAAATCTATGACTACGGTATTGTTAGTTATAGCGCTATAAG